TTTAGAGCTTTGATTTCTCTTTTTGGTCATGTATTGGATCCATGTGACCTCATGGACTGTACATCCTATCATACTATCTGTGGGTTAGCCTCCGCCGTGCAGTCTCTTGGCATTTTGTTTAGCACTAAAGTAATAGTTTTGGGGAATTTAACTGATAGAACCCAATGGCCCTAGGTGGACCGTCCCTTATTTGAGCATAAGTGCTTTCTATTCAACGATAGTTCGTTTTGTGCTTAGCCATTACAGCCTAGCGGGCGTGAAACACGAGCGCTCTGAATGTATTATACATCTATCATTACACCACTCTACTATTGTTTCATCATACCTTCTTTCTTGAGCCTTTTGTACATCTGGGATGATGCCAAAAGCCCGCCAAAATGAAAGTCTGGCGTCGTCACATAAATTGTCTACATATTTTTCACTCATGCGTAGAGAGAGATAGTATATCCCCCCCTCCAATTTGATGTCACGGAACTTAAAATTACCAATTTGTATACTACCATTTCTTATCATACTTCGATAGTAATTCTGCCACATTGGTATCCCGCCAGTCAAACTTAATCCCCCTTTTCCAACCGAGTTCAAATAGTTGGCCAAGTCCTTTCTTGCATTAAAAGGAGTTAAGCTTGTTGCATCTTTAACTGATGCCGTTCTAGGGTCTCGGACCATGCGCCACTTTTGTCCGTCCCATACAGGTTTCGTTTGGCAAAACTCTATGTGTTCTACTCTATAAACCGGTTCTTCCACCGTCATAACTAAGCCGAATCTCCTGAAAAAATCCGGTAGCTCTCTTTGAATTGTTTTTATGTACTTCTTATCTATAAACAATCCCCCGTCGTCTCCCATATCAATCACTGCAAAATCATCCAGTTTCATGTGGTACACACAAAACACATAAATTACACAAGACATTATAACACATCCTGTCATAGATGTGGTCATTTCCCCTGAGCATAAGCCCCCGTTCATTAAGTATTCCACTGTACCATCTCTTGCTTTGCCCTTACATTGGTTATGTAGGGTGTAAGCGCATAGTTCAGCGACACATTTACGGTCATTCTTATTAGGAAAACATTCTTTTATAACGTTGTGCAATATTCTTAACAACTCCTTATTACAGCATTGATCAAATCTACTAGCGTCTAATCCTATGAAAACACAATCATCG